ATATGGTCGCCGTCCTCACCGATGTCGATGTCGATGAAATCGGTGGCCGTCCAGTTCTCAGCATCGTTGACTTTAGAAAACCGCACCCGGTTCTTATAAGTAACAGCGTCTTCCAACGTGTACGCAACCCAGACGAATTCCGCCCACGTAGCGACATACCGGGCGCACGGAAAATGGCCGTCTGACCCGTCAATATCTGGGATAGGGGCTGTTGCTGCCGCCCCATCCCACTTCAGAGCAGAACTGGTAGTCACCACCGTATCGTTATGAAGCATCTCCCCGTTCACAATATAGGTGTTGTCGTTGAAAGTCACATGTTGAGGTGGTTGCGCCGTGTTAAAGTTTACAGTAGCACTGTCCACTTGGATGGGGCCGGTGAAGTTGCCTGATGCATTGTCGTTGTAAAAGATCTGCGACTTCGTTATCGCCGGATCCAACGCAGCAACCAAAACCTGATTCGTACCAGCCTCATAGTGGGACATCAAACTAATAATCCCGTTGTCCAACACATCAGAGTTGATCTTCGTCACAGCATCCCTGCGGCGTACACCCCCGCGAGGATCCACTTCCACATTCAACAAAGCCGGAGACTCATTAGAAGCAATGTTGAACTGGTCGGCTCGCAGATTCAAACCACCCTTGAAATCCGACTTCTCCTCGTAACGGTACGGCTCAGCAGTAGAAGGAGGCGGGAGAGCAATGGCTACAGACATCCGCTACTCCCAAGCGTAACGTAAACGGTCAGGCATGTAAGACTGTGACCGCCAACGAGACGCGTTGCGAGAATTCAACCGGAGAGGCTGCGGAGCCGGAGTGTCCTCAAACCGTGCCCGCAGATTATCCAACTCGCCTTGGAACAGGGCAAAATACTGGTTCGCCATCCCAGCATCCTCCTGCTGTTGATAGGAACGGTAAAGCGCATACAGTGACAGCACGTTGTCGAACGGATCAGGCCAATCCGGTGTGTCAGCGTCTGCTATGGCGGTGCGATACACCGCCGTGTTGCCACCAAACTCGACAGCGTTCCGGTAACCGCGCACTGTCACAGTCTTCACACTGGACGGGGTGGGGTACAGGCGGACAGTGTCCTCCCAAAACGCCCAATACCACGGATCGCCTGTGGTGATGGAAGCCAACGGGTAGATGATGTCGGCGTCGTCGTAGCCGATGAACTCCAACACATGATTGTCGGTTTTCAGGGCCGCTATCTCACGCAACCCCACGTTCTTCGGCGCAGACGCACCAGAGAAAGTCACTCCGTCGTGGGTGAGACTCATGTTGGTTCCCACAGCAGACATCGTGTAGTCCTTGGTGGATGCCACAGTCGAAAACGAGGTGGCAACCTCGTAGAACGGCCACCGTTTCTCCGAATACACGATGAGGTCGTATCCCTCAGCGAGTATCGTGTTCATGGTGGAGTCGGTGATGTCGTTGGTTGTTATGTCAATAATGTTTCTGACATAACTACGCATGTCGCTGAGTTGCAACACAGCCCCCTATTCGTCTACAGGTTCGGATACCGTCTTTTCAGATGGTGCCGCCACAGGAGGCTCATGTGGGGGGATGGGGTTTACGCGATGTACACGCTGGCCGCGTCTGACGACGTGACCTTCGGGGTTTAGCGTCTTATAGTTACCCGCAGGTTCATCTGCGGGGCGCTGTCCCCGTTTATATGCGTACGCAAAACCCCGTGCCATGATGCCTCCCGTGGCGACGAACCGTCTATCAGGCCGTGGCGCCGTATATCAAACCCTGACGTGCACGGTTGCTGCATGTCAAGTTGCCGTAGACCAGCAACTGTGAGAACACAGCGTCCTGATTGGTGGGACGTACGAACGGTGTCGGCTTAAACCAGACATCGCTGTGAGCCACCAGTTGCAGGTATTTAGTGTTAAGGAACAGCATCTGACCAGTGGAGCAAGCCCCATCAAAGGTTACAGGTGCGCCCTTGAACAGCAGGTTCTGGAACCCGCCATCAGCCACATCGGTATCAGTGTACCGGATCTGGCCTTCCAACAGCGACTCGTACTTCTCGTACAGAGTCTGTGTGGTAATGATGATTGTCGGCTGGTCATTACCAACCGAAACGGTGTTGTACATGTTCGCCATCGTAAGTTGCGTCAAAGCGCCACTTTCGTCGACTTCAGAGGACTTCCACCAACTGTTGCCAGCACCAAGCGGATCGATTCCACCAAGGCTCACGCCCGTTCCACCGACAATAAGCGCTAGACCATTCCAGTCTTTACTACTGTTGCCGGTGCCATCAGCCCAGAACATAGTGTTCATGTTCTCAATGATCGTCTCCTGCGTCTGGAAGATTTTGCCTTCCAACAGGTCGATGATCGCGGCTTCGCCGTTATTCTTGGCTTCTTCAATACCGCTGATTGTTACAGTGGCAGCATACTGTTTCCAGTCGTACTCAGCGGCAGAAATACCGGTCTGAGCCGTCACGTCAATAGTATCTGTACCGCTGTATGATGCAGCCGTACTGTTTGTCCCATAGATGATCGGGACGATAATCTTCGCACCACCTGAAACACGCCGAATAGTCTGACCGTTTGTCAACGCATAGAACAAAGGTCGTGCGCTGAAAATGTTGTCAGTCAGTTTCGGGATGTAGTTATACAGGGTGGTGGAGAGAATCTGATCAAAGTTGCTGTTACCAGCCATACGTTCTCACCTCACTCCATGTTTATGAAGCAAGTTCCCGCTTAGCGTTCTCAAAGGCCTCACGAATACTCGTGGGCTTCAAAATTGCCTTCCTTGAGGAACCAGCCTGCTTCGAGCCTGACGGCTCAACCACACTGGCATCACGTTTGGCCTCTAAACGACTCTGTTCCTGTTCCAACTTCTCTGCCTTCGAAGCAATCGCATTGTACCGCATATGTGTAATAGCGGCTTCCAGATTGCCTATTTTGTTTCGCAGGGCGTGTTGAAACAGTTCCTTCTCGTTAAAGTCCCCGTACTTTTCCTTAAGGGCGAAAACCTGTTTCTCTAATGCTTGCCTTTTATGCAACTGGTCGTAGCCTTTGACGCGGCCCTCTAGTTCGGTGATGCGTTTAGAAGTCTCACTGTCTGATTCCCACACAGAATCCAATGTTTCGTCATCTGTGTCGGAGGACGATGAGATACCAAATGCGTCACCAAGAGCCTTCAATGTCTGCTCCGGATTTGACTCCAGAGACGACACTATCGCCTCAGCCTGTTCTAACCGTTGCCTTTCAGATGCCAACTCCTGCGTCTTACGGGTGTAATCCGACTGTCGTTGGTATCCGTCCCGAAGTTCTTTCAGACTGACCTGCTCTTCTACGCCGTCCACCTTAATGGTGTACGACCCGTCGACAGGTTCCTGTTGAACCTCAACTGAAGAATCTGGGCTATCCGCATCCGCGGTTCCCGCAACATCTTCTGCCATTATTCTGTTTTCTCCTCGGAGTCCAAAGGGTTGCTCCTACTAGACAGCCTCAAACTGTCCCACTATTGATTACCTATCTGGGGTCTGAATGACAAACCCATCTGATTTTGGAGTTGTTTCATCAACTCCGGCGGTACCGGTGGCCCGTTAGGCCCACCTGCAGGCATTCCGCCCGCTGGTACCCCACCCGGCAGTCCCTCAGGAGCGCCGCCGCCTTCAACGGCGGCACCCGGCATGGGTTGCTGCATGATGAACTTGTCCGGGTCCTTGACCGCGAACGCGTGCTGTAACACGTAGCGGGCCAACGCCGTCGGGTCAATAACCGTTCCCACCAGCGGAGCCATGGCCTGCATCATTTCGACTGCCTGCCGCTTACGCACCGTGTCATTAATCGGCTGAGTAGAACCCGCCTCAACACTGAAATCGAATTCGCCAACAATGTCATCGCGGGCATACTTGATAAACATGTCCTGCGGGCCACGTGTCGCAACACGCGCCATATGTTCACCAGTCATAAACTGTTGCATAACCTGTACGACTCGACGGGCCACATGTGCAATAGCAAGTTCCACAGTCGCCAACTTCTCCGCCACCCGCGAGTTTCCAGCATCAGCAATAATGCTGGCCTCAGTAGCGGTGCGACGGATCTCCGGCATCTGACCGCGTGCGTACTCAGAAACGCCACTAACCGTGTTAATGTCCTCTTCGATAATCGCAGAGAAGTTGTATATATCCGCCGACAGCGGAGTTTGCGGCATCGGTATGACAACCTCTGACAGCGGCTTGTTCTCATCCACCACCGGCACCAACCGGCCATCCTCATCCGATTCCAAAGCCTCCCGGCCCTCAGGACCAAACGAACGCTCATGGAACAGGTACTTGCGGGCGTAACGCTTCCGGGCATTAACCAACTGTGAACGGGTCTTATCCAACTCCAACTGAAGCGACTCAATAGACTCCAAGTCGCCCATCGGATAGAAATAGTCCGGCACATCATAGTTGCGCATCATCACAAACGGCTGACCGTACGCATACGGCATCGGAGCCGGTTCTACCAGAAATTCGTCCCCCGACTGGGGTACGACCGCCATCGTATTGTTCACAATGTCATAGAATTCGAAGACAACCGTCCGTTCCTCTTCTATCAGATACTCTTCCTGCTCCTGACGGTCAGAGGGAGCAAACAGGGGATTCAGTAGAGAATCTGCGCTCAGATTCCTCCGCGCCGACGCCTTGTACCGCTTGTCCTTCTTCGCCTCCTCCAAAGAGCGTACAATGCGTTGGGCCACCCATTTGGCGTCCTCCATGCACGTAGCCTCCGGGTCTATGAACACGTCAAACGGGGAGACACGGTCCACAAACGGCTGATCCTCCACAACCGTCATAGCCGTAATAGGCACATCGCTCGCAATCCGCTCATTATCCGGCAACTCGCCTGCCATAAACGGCTGCTCCTGAGCCAAGACATTCATCTCCTGCACAGCAGTTTGGAGCATCTCATCGCGCTCCGGTTCCCCCAGTGTGCGCTCCTGCTCAACAAACTTCCAACCAACCTTGATCCAAGCATGGCCAAAGATCAGAAAATCTTTGACAGCCCGCTGAAACGGCTTACGGAAATCGTGGTGACGCCACAAATAGTTGATGACCGCTTCCACAAACGTGGCACGGTCTTGGTTCTCCTCCGTGTTGGGAGAAACCACAACCTTCGGATAGTTCACCGATATGGACGGTGCGATCACATTAATAGTGCTGAAAGCCAAATTTACTGCAACCAAATCCTCTTTGATCGCCGTAGTCCTCGGCCAATGCTTCCCACGGTACAAGTCGTTCATGCGACGCCACAGGTCATCATAACCCATTTCGTCACGCCAACGGGCAGCACCCTCCAACTTGCGTTGGATTATCTCATATTTCTCAGCACGCGTCTTACGAGCCACTAGAAATACGCCCTATCCGATAGTCGTTCAACCTTACGCCCCTGAGAAACGGCTTCCCGCTCAGCCTTACGACCCCGCTCCTCGCGGGTCAAATGCTGTTCATCAGGCGGCAACTGGGCACGGTAACCGCGACCAGTGTCCACCATCAAACCTAATAGCCGATGCCGACGAGTCCACAACTCGTCAATTTCGGCAGCAGGAACAGTCCCACGCACCTCTATGATATAATCACAGAAATCTTCGTAGGATGCCTCCCGGGGGAGGATAGCCATGGTTACGGACGCTTGGTGTGCGGAGCCGCGTTATGGCCCCTCAGTTTCGGCTGCGGCTTCGCAGGCTCAACCTTACCAGTCTGCCCATGCTGATTGAATGGAGTCTCACGCACGTCAAGTTCGCCGTAGCCGCCAGTAAAGTGGGCGTACTCCGGGCTGTCCAAACGCTGCTTCGGAGAATTGGGAGCCGTAGGCTTCCAAATCGGGTTGGTCACAACGGACCCACCGCGCTCCATCTTGTCGTTCTGGCCCTTACGACCGTCCACGGTTTCCGTACCGCTCGTAAATGCCACAAAATTCTTTGCCAAGGTAATAACCTCCAATAAAGCCTCTCAAGGCTATGTTCAGACTGTCCCACGCACTGTGTGTGCGCCGATCCTCCAATCCTGTGTTTCATCAGGTTTGACCATGCGGGCGAACCAATCCACTGTCCAATAGTCGTCCACCTTCGGCGTGAACTCGGGCATAAACGCGTACTGGCGCATCTGATTCGCCAACGCCAACGCCATAACCCGGTCATCGTGTGGGGAACCACTCATCGAACCACGCTCATTGCGCTTGTATGTCCTCAACTCGGCCAAAGTGTACTGGTCGTGGATCGTCAACTCGCCCGCCCGCAGAGCCATACCCAAATCGTCAATAAGCAACGGTTTCGTGGTACGTGTCGTCTTCCAACCAAACTCTAAAGAAACCTTTGTAATGGAAGTATTTAGGGTACGCTTCCGGAAAAGGTTCGGATGCCCCACATGCCGCAACTGGGTGATCGTCGTCAACCCGTGGTTGTTTGATTCCACACAGGTGAGGGCATCGTTGTACCACAAAGTCAACATGTACACTTCGTGCGCCAAAGTATCGGGGGGAATGTGGCCGTGCCAGACAGCGACCTGCTCCCCGCTGCGTACATCCAACATTTGGGCGCAAGAATAGTCGCCGTGGACAAGCCCCTCAGCAGTATCCACTCCCATACAATACGCACGACCCATAACGGGTTCACGCCAAACTGTGAGCATCTTTACGCCATTCCACTACCCGCTTATACGGCTCCCACAAATACCCGGCCTGTCCCGACTCGACCTGCATATTCATCTGTTCCAACACATCCAAGTCAAACACCGGGTTACCCGACTTTATAAACGCCTCCTCAGGGGTTGTCGGATACTCCTGAGCCAACTGCCACGACAACATCGAATCCTTCTTCGACTGATACCATGCCTCATCCCGATTCTCCGCAGC